GACGGCAACTGGGTGACTGCTCAGTCGAGCCTGTTAGAACCAACGGGTTTGGAGAAGTTCTCCGGGCCCTTTCCGCGCTCGGGATGCATGCGGAATGGGGCATTATATCGGCTGCCGACGTGGGCGCGCCGCACCTCCGGGAGCGCGTCTGGATTGTGGCCTACCCCGACGGCGATGACGCAGAACGGCGGGGAGGCGGTGCCGACGCCTGGAATGGCGGCGCGGGTGGCGAGACGTGGCGCGGGCAACCTGACAGAGGCCGTGGCGGTGCTGATGTGGCCTACGCCAACAACAGTGACGGACACGGGCGGCGCGGCGCTCTGCAAGTGGGGTGGCGCTGGGGCGCGAGCCAAGTTGCGAACGATGGTGACACCGGAGGAAATGAACGGCGCGCTCAATCCGACGTTCGTGGAATTTTTGATGGGATTACCAAAGGATTGGAGCAAGGTAGACTAGATGCGCGTGTATTACCGAAAGCCGGACCGTGGGCCGCTGGAGAGTGGCCCGGAACCCCCCGGGTAGCGCGCGGCGTGCCCGACCGCGTGGCGCGGCTACGGGCGTTGGGCAATGCCTTGGTGCCTCAGATCGTGACGCTGATCGGACGCGCCATCCTCGCGGCGGAGCGCGCAGCATGACCGCGTTGCCGAATCATGGCGGGTGCGCCATAGCCGTTGCCGACTCACGCGAATGGGGTCAAAATGCGAACGGCCCGAGACTGCGGAAACAGTCGAAGGCCGTTGCGGTTGCATTAACTGCTGCTTGGGATGCAAAACAAGCGAGGGTCTGGACAACCCCGTTTGTAAAGCACCCCGAGGGCACAACGCAAGGGGTGCGTCCTATGTCCACCACCATTTTGCAGATCCAGGCTCTGGTCTGCGTCCGGCATCGGCTGTGCGCGCGGGATCTGCTGTCGCGGCGCCGGTCGGTGCGGGTCGCCAGGCCGCGGCAGGTCGCCATGTGGCTGGCCCGCCACATCACGCCATGCAGCCTGCCGGAGATCGGCCGCGCCTTCAATCGCGACCACACCACCGTCATGCATGCTATTGATCGTGTTGCAGAATTGATGCGAGCCGACACCCGGTTTACCGATGAGGTGCTGGGGCTGTTGGATGAACTCTGCGCCGAGGCGGGCGCGGATTACCGGAGGATCGCGGCATGAGCGGCGAGCATCCCCTGGTCGGCGCTGGCGCGCATATGCTCGACGAGCACCGGACGACGAAGTTCCAGGTGGCGATTGTCGCTGTCGTTCCCTCCGGCTGTCCTGAGGTCGGCGATCTCGCTCTGGTCCAGTTCTACGATTGGATCATCGGGGAGCCAACGAACCGTCGGTTGATCCCGCTCCGTGAGTTGGCGACCGAGCAGTGGAAGCTGTTCGCCAGCATGCAGGAGGCGAACGATTATTACGCCAATGTTGCATCGCACCGTGATGATGCGATCCGCGCGAAAATGGAGAAGAAGCCATGAGCATCGGCGCATTGAACTGGGCGTTCAGCCAGTCGGTGATGGGCCCGGCCAAGGCGGTGCTGATCGTGCTGGCGGACCACGTCGACCAGGACGGCTGGTGCTGGCCGACGGTGGCGCGTCTGGGGTTCCGTGCCGGGTGCGACGTCCGTTCCGTGCAGCGCGGCCTGAGGCAGCTCGCGGCGGCTGGCCTAGTGCTCATACAGTCTGGAACCGGCCGGGGGCATTCCTCCCGCTACCGCCTCCTCCACAACCTGGACGAGCATCAAGAGGCGGTGCCGAGGCACACGAACGGCGCCGCAAAGGACGACACACAGTCACCCATTACGAAGGGTGACACACAGTCACCCATTATTCAGGAGCCGCTAAAGGGTGACTCAGAATCGCTAAAGGGTGACGCACAGTCGCGAAAGGGTGACACACAGTCACCCGAACCTTTAAGAACCACCACTAAGAGAACCACCAGGGGGACGCGCGCGCGAACGCGCACGTCGGCCGCCCCGAGAAATGTCTACGATCAGATCCTCGAAGAACTCGGCGGGCGAAGCCTGCTCCTGCCGCCACTGCCCGATGAGCACAACCCAAGCGTGCGGCCGAGGCTGCAGTGACCGCGACCCGCACCGAGCACGCCGTGGCGGTCTGGCTGACCGATCTCGGCAAACTCACCGCCGGACACGCACCGCTCGCCGACGCCAAGGCCAAGATCGCCACCCTGGCGGCAGCGCTCGCAGCCGAGTTCGATGCCAGCACGTTCAACCGCGCCTCGCTGCTGCACGTCGGCCGTCGGTGCAAGTTCTTCCCGACCTTCGGCGAGGCATGCGAGGCGCTGGCCGAATGGCGCAGCCAGCATCCGCGACATGCCGCCATCGCCGCACCAGAGCACAATCCGAACAAAGACTTGGAGGACAAGCTCGCCAAGGAACACGAAGCCGCCGAAGCATCCTGGCGCCACATCTCAGAGCCCGCCATCTTCGCCAAGGTCCGCGCCCTCGACCAACATCCGATGCGCCTGCTCCTCGGCCGCATGCTCGCCACCGCCGTGCGCCGCCACCAGCCGCAGATGCTCGGCCTGCTGCCGCCCGAGTTCCTCACCGCCAACGACGATCGGAGCGCCGCATGACCCGCCTCCTCCGCCCGGCGGTCCCTCCCGATGCCAGCCGAACGCCGACAGCGCCGTCAGCGCCGCGTGGGCATGCTCCCGCGCCTCCAGCAGCGTCGTGGCGCTCAGCAGCAACTGCGCCAGCGCATCACGCGCCGCTACCACCGCCCGCTCCTGCCGCGCCTGCCGCCGCGCCTGCCGCTCCGCCGCCGTCTGCGCCCGATCACCGAGCCGGCGCATCAGGTCACCGACCAGCGCAGCCCGATGCCGTCGCAGTCGGCGCCGCGATACGCCGCCCGCAACAGCGATCGCACCGCCTCCGGCGCCCGATCCTGGCCCTCCAGCAACTCGTCCAGCGGCACGTCGAAGTAGTCGCGCACGGTGTAACCCTTCGGCGCCTCGATCTCGCCGCCGAACACGTCCGTCCAAATCCATCTGATGTTCATCGTCGTTGCTCCGTTCGTTGCGTTGCTGCGCGGCGCTCAGGCCGCCAGCTCCTTGATGAAGCTGTAGGCCTGCTCGCGTGTGGTCCCCGGCACCAAATCACAGACATGGTTCAAAAACGCGGTGCGGCTATTCGCCAGCCAAACCTGATAATGGTGAAACCGGCCGGTGGTCCGATCGTGGGAAAGCGAAAGGCGAAAGTAGGTCATCTGCGTTGCTCCGTTGCTCGTTTCGATGACCACAATATCGCACATCGTGAGTCACGATGCAAGGACTTTCTTCACCATCCCGAAACTATTTTCGCGAGGCGCGCATGATGACCCACTTCGTCCGCTGGCTCCGCTGGCGCTGCTACCGGCTCCGCCACCGCCGTGCTTGACGCCGCACCAGGCACCCGGTTAGATGGTCGCGAACCGGACCCGTTCCGTGCTCGGAACGCTGGCCCGTGCGGCTGCAATTCCACCCAACGCTGGACCGTCGTCACGGTCTGGCCGCAAGCCGAGCGCTACGCCACCAGCAACCTCCAGCGCCAGGGACACGTCGCCTACCTGCCGCTGTATCCCACACGCATCCGACACCGCCTGCCGCACACGCTGCAGCGGACCATCTACCGCCCGATGTTCCCCGGCTACCTGTTCGTCCAGCACGACCCCGCCGTCAGCTGGACGCCCATTCGCACCACCCCAGGCGTCCGCTCGATGCTGAGGAACGGTAACCAGTTGCAGTATGCCAATGCGGCCGATGTGGCGGCCGTCAGGGCCGCCGAGGAGGCTGGCCGCTTTCCCCCCAGTTGCCACCGCCAATGGGCGCCAGGCGCGCCCATAGTCCTGCTAGCGGGGGCGTTACGCGGCCATCCCGCCGTCGTCCTCAGCACCCACGGCGAGCACGCCACCCTCGCCGTGCTCCTGTTCGGCGCGCTGCGGCGCGTCTCCGCCCCCGTCGCGTGGCTGATGGCGCGGCAATGAGCCTCTGGTTCAGCTGCGCCATCTGTGTCGCGCTCGTCGTCTGGCTGCTGATGACCAGCCGCAGCCATTTCCGCTAGGACGCGATCATGTCGCCCATCGTGCTCATCGTCGTCGTGCTGATCGTGCTGCTGCTCGTCGGCGGCGGTTGGGGATGGCACGGCGGCTATTACGGCACGTATCCATACTATGGCTACGGCATCGGCGGAATCGGCCTCGTCGTCGTGGTGTTGCTCGTTTTGCTGCTGTTGGGACGCCTCTGAATCTCACAGTGGGATAAACTATCACGCCATGAGCAGACCGGCGGGTATTCCAAATAAAGCGAGCGGCGCGGTTAAGCTGCTCGCTCAGGGCTATGGCCCGGATGCCATTCGTCGCCTTGGCGACCTTGCCGGGCTTGGTGCGCCGGGCGCTGCGGCCGAGAGCGAGCAGACGCAGGTCATGGCGCTCCGGGAGTTGCTCGATCGCGGCTACGGCAAGGCGACAACGGTGCTCGGCGGTGATCCTGACAACCCGGTGACTTACGTCATCCGCGGTCCAACGCCAGTAGAGTCCACCACTGAATGGCTGCGTATATACGCGCCGAAGACCGTGGACGTTGAGACCGAATGCTGACCTTCACTGCCGAGCCTGAGACGATATGGCAGCCTCAGCCTGGGCCGCAGTCCTCCTTCGTGACATGCCCGGTTTTCGAGGTGCTATTCGGTGGGGCAAGAGGAGGAGGGAAGACCGATGCGGTGTTGGGCGAATGGGCCTTGCATTCAGCGGAATACGGCTCTGCCGCAGTCGGCTTGATGGTGCGTCGCACACGCACCGAGCTCGATGAGACGTTCGAGCGAGCGCGCGCCATCTATGCCAAGATCGGTGCTCACGTGACCTATAGCCCGCGTCGCATCACGATGCCGAACGGGGCACGCATCACATACGCCTATCTGGAGCGAGACGCCGACGCTGAGTCGTACCAGGGGGCATCGTATACACGAGTGTATGTCGAAGAGGTCGGCAACTTCCCAAGTCCGGCGCCGATCATGAAGCTCATGGCCACATTGCGCTCTGGCGGTGGCGTTCCGGTGGGAATGCGTCTGACAGGCAACCCTGGAGGGTCAGGGCATCAGTGGGTTCGCTCGAGGTACGTAGACCATGCACCGCAGGGTTGGGAGATCATCACCGATCCCAGCACCGGCCTCGAGCGCATGTTCATCCCTAGCCGCGTGGAGGATAACAAGTATCTCGGGGCTGATTACGTCCAGCGTCTCAGGGCGTCAGGATCACCAGAATTAGTGCGCGCGTGGTTGTCTGGTGATTGGTCTGTTGTCTCAGGAAGCTTCTTTCCCGAATTTTCTCTCGACCGTCACGTGATCGCGCCGCGCACGCTGCCGCAGCACTGGGCGCGGTTCCGCAGCTTCGATTGGGGATCGGCCCGCCCGTTCAGTTGCGGCTGGTGGGCGGTGTCAGACGGCTCGATGCACGACATCGCGCGCGGCGCCTTGGTGCGGTATCGCGAGTGGTACGGCATGCGTCCCAACGAGCCGAACGTGGGCCTCAAGCTCACCGCCGAGGCGGTAGCCGCCGGCATTCGGGAGCGCGAGACGGACGATCCGCAGCCGATGAACGGCGTGGCCGACCCGGCGATGTTTGCCGAGGATGGCGGGCCGAGCATCGCCCAGAGGATGCACACGATGGGCATACATTTCAGACCGGCCGATAACAAGAGGGTTCCGCAGCGTGGCGCGATGGGCGGCTGGGATCAGGTGCGCTCGCGGCTGGTAGGCGATGCTGATGGTAGGCCGATGATGCTGCTGTTCTCGACGTGTCGCGATCTGATACGGACCCTGCCGGCATTGCAGCACGACGATGCGCGGCCTGAAGACGTAGACACCGACTCCGAAGACCATTCCGCCGACGAAACTAGGTATGCGTGCCTCAGCAGGCCGTTCGTGCAGGACGCGCCGGCGGTGCCGATCGTGGACAGCTGGGACCGCGCGTTCCAGCGTGCCGCGATGGCGGAGGCGCCGGACAGTTGGAGAGTGGCCTGATGCTCGACAGGGTGAGCCACCGCAATCCAGCCGCGCCATGGAACCAGCCGGCGTGGTCCTGCCGTGCCCTCCATGTGATCGGGGGTGGCGCATTTGTAGGTGATGTTGCCGGCAAGACGGTCGCCGACATTGCGACGTTCACCCGTCAGGAGTGGATGCGCATCCCGAACTGCGGGCGTCGCACAACGAACGAGATCGCGGAAGTTCTCGGCGAGTACGGCTTGGCGTTCCGTGGTGAACAGCCAACCCCGCTATGGCAGCCGCCGGCGCCCGACGTGCGTGATTTCCCGGATGAGCAACTGGTGATGGAACTGCTGCGCCGGGGTTACAGCATCGCGTATGCCCGCATCAGCAAAGGCCCGACATGACCGATAACCCAGCACAGACCGGCCGCGAGTTCATGCGCAACGTCGGCGACGACCCGGAGCAGTGGGCCGATGCGATGATGGTCTCGGCCAAGAGCGCGGGTTACGTGCTCGACCGCGAGTGGCTGCTGCGCTGGCTCAGCGACGCCATCGATGCCGGGCGCAGATCCAAGCTGCCGCCGATCAATCCAGCCCTGGAAGCGTAGCATCCGATGCCGAGCGTGAATGACATTGGCCGCGCGATTGCGCAGCGCGTTGCCAACGATATCAGGGACAATCACCCCGAGATCATCCTTGCCGCGTGGCACGAGCGGACGGTTCGCTCCGTTGTCAGCAGCAACGTGACGCAGGCGCTCCATGAACTCGTCTGGGACGATCCGGTCAGACAGGCCATCGTGGCAAGCGCTGCGCGGCAGGGCATCGTCGTTGAAGAACAGGAGGCCTGACCTATGCCGAAAATCTTAGATAAAGCGGTCAGCCTCATCCAGCAGCGCGGTGTGAAGGCCAGTAGCGCATACCCGATCGCGGTCGCCTCGCTGCAGAAGGCCGGCGATCTCAAGAAAGGCAGCCTCAAGGCGACCGCCAAGGGCGTGGCGCGCGGCGCCATGACGGTAGCAAAGCGGGCCGCTACACGCGGGAAGTAGCTAGTTACGGTCCAGGATACGGTCTGGCGGAAAGTGAACGCGCTCGCCATCGATGACGGCTGACACGCCATCTTTCATCGCTACCGCATATAGATGGTCCATCGCCGCCTGAACAAGCTCTCGCGTTACATGGAATCTCCGGTCAGAGAGTAGCTGGCTGAGAAAGCCTCGCTCCAATCCATCGCGAAGCTTCGCATATCCACTGACCTGCGACGCTACCAATGCGTTAAGTCGCTTCTTGCGTTGTTTGTTGGTTTTCAGGTTGGCCAACCGCTCCATGACATCGTCAACAACTGACGACTTGGATTGATTCCGCTCCAATGTCCACCTCCCTCACCGTCACCACGCGCCGCCGCAACGACTGGCCGGATGCCGTCGCGTCGTTCAACGACTCCGACACCGACCGCCCGCGCGATGCCGACGAGCAGCACATTCGCATGGTGCGCTGGTTCGAGGAAGCCGAGCAATCGCAACTCGACGCACGACAGCTGGCGATGCGGGACCGCTGCTACGTGGACGGCGACCAGTGGACCACGCCGGAGCGCGACGAACTGCGCAAGCGCGGCCAGCCGATCATCTCGATCAACTACTGCCGCAGGAAGCTCGACCTGCTGTGTGGCCTCGAGCGCAAGGCCCGCACCGACCCCAAAGCGTTCCCCCGCACGCCGGCGGAGGACGAGCGCGCCGACGCCGCGACGCAGGCGCTGCGGTATGTTGCCGACGACAACGACTTCCAGGCGCTGCGCAGCCAGGTGTTCGACAACATGCTGGTCGAGGGCTTCGGCGGCCTCGAGGTCGGCCTTGAGGACGACGGCCAGGGCGGCGCGAATATAACGTTGGCGCATGTGCCGTGGGACCGCATCTGGATCGATCCGCATTGCCGCCAGCCGGATTTCCTCGACGCGCGGTATCTCGGCATCGTCATCTGGATGGACCGCGACCAGTTGGAGGACATGTATCCCGACGCGGCCGACGTGATCGAGGGCAGCTTCGCCGCCGACATGACCAGCCAGTTCCGTGACCGGCCGGACTACATGATGTGGACCGACAACAACCGCGTGCGCTGCCGCGTGGTGCAGTGCCACTGGTCCGATCGCAGCGAGTGGTACAGCGCCACGTTCACCAAGGCGGGTTATCTCACGCAGCCGCGGCGCTCGATGTTCAAAGACCGCAAGGGTAAGAGCGCGTGCTCGCTGATCCTGCAAAGCGCATACATCGATCAGGACAATAACCGCTACGGCATGATTCGCGACCTGATCAGCCTCCAGGACGAGATCAACAAGCGGCGTTCCAAGGCGCTGCATCTGCTCAGCGTGCATCAGGTGGTGGCAGAGCAGGGCGCGGTGCAGGACGTGGACCACGCGCGCCGCGAGGTGGCGAAGCCCGATGGCTACATCGAGGTCACGCCCGGCATGAAGTTCGAGATCGAGTCCGGCGGCGATATGGCGACCGGGCAGTTTCAGCTATTGCAACATGCGACGCAGGAGATGCAGCTCTCTGGGCCGAACGCGGCGATGTCGGGCACCGACCCGCGCGAACTATCTGGCCGGGCGATCTTGGCGCAGCAGGCGGGCGGCGCGGTGCAGAACGAGCCGCTGGCCGACAGCCTGCGGATGTGGGCGCGGCGCGTGTACGAGATGTGCTGGATGGCGGCGCGGGAGTTCTGGACCGCCGGCAAATGGGTGCGTGTGACCGACGACCTGCAAGATACGCGCTGGGTCGGCATCAACCGGCCGATCACACTGCAGGACGAGCTGGCACAGATGCCGCAGCAGCAGCGCGCGATGGCGATGCAGCAGCTACAGCTGGTGCCTGGCGATCCGCGGTTGCAGCAGGTGATACGGGTCGAGAACGACATCACCGATCTGGACGTCGACATCACGATCCAAGAGGGCAACGACATTCCGACCATGCAGGCGGAAAACTTCCAGACCCTGGTGCAGTTGGCCGGTATGCAGCCGGGGTTGATCCCCGGCGAGGTGCTGATCGCCGCGTCGTCGCTCCGCAACAAGGATGACCTGCTGACGATGATGAAGCAGCACATGCAGCAACAGGGCCAGCAGCAGCAGGCAGCGTCGCAAATGGCGCAGCAGACGCAGCAGGTGAAGAACACCGAGACCCAGAGCAAGGCGGCTGCGAATATGGCGCTGGCCAAAGAGCGCAACGTCAACGCCGCGCGCGGCGTGCACGACATCCATGCCGACTTCAGCGCCGATCCCTACGGGCAGCCGAACGTCGCGCCTGACAACCCGCCCGGTGCGCAACAGCCGACCCAGCAGCAGATGACGCCGGACATGGCATTGGCTCATCAGATGGCGGACCTCGCCACCAAGCACGCCAACATCCGCAACACCCAGGCCAAGACCGCGCAGGCACTCGGTGGCGCTCCGGGGCCCGAGATGATGGGCGCGCACGCCAGCGGCGGTCTGGTCACGCGCACCATCCAGCCAGATACGTGGATGGGCAATCTGCCGAGCATGTCGCCGCAAGCGCTGATGCCGGACACGCAGTTCCGCGCGATCGATCCCAACGCCTACACGACCGACCAGATGGCGATGACCTACAATTACCCCGGCCACACGCAGGGGCAGATGCCGCCGCAGTGGTGGGGCGGCCCGAACCGTGAGGCGGCGTATGTGATGCCGCCGCATGCAGCGGGTGGCCCGATCAGCCAGATGAGCGGACCCGATCCGCCGGGGCCGGACACCGGGTTCATCACCGCCAAGCCGGGCGAGTTCGTGGTGCAGCAGTCGGCGGTGGCGCGTTATGGGCCGGAGTTGCTCAACGCCATCAATGCCGGCGCGATCGATCCGAAGGTGCTGCAGATGGCCGGCGCGCACGCCGCGGCGGATCTGGCGAAGAAGCGCGCGGACCTCGCGGCAACGCATGCCGGCACGATCAACACGATGGTCACGACGAACCGCCTGGCCCGCACGCCGATCCCGAGGCCCGCGCCACCGACGGCGCCGTGAAATGTCGGGCTACGTCCCGCGCCCGAACCCGCTGGCGTTCCTGAACCTGCCGCAGCAGCCCGACCAGCCGCAGGGCCGGCAGAACCCGCTGACGCCGCCGTGGGCGTATGCCGGCAACCCGGTGGGCACCGAGACGACGCAGGGCATGGGGATGCCGCAGGGGCCGTTCAATCAGGTGCAGTGGATGCGCCCGGACGGCACGCCGGTGATGGCGGGCGACATGGCGCAGGCGCATGGACAGGTGCAGACGGGGATGGAGCTGGCGCCGACGATCGCGCTGGGGATGGTGGGCGATGCGCCGGGCAGCGGCTTACGCATCTCGACGCGCATACCCACAGCAAAAGGCCTCACATTCGATCCACACACGACGCCCGACCTGACTGTAGGCCTCGATAGCAGCCGTGCGTCAGGTGCGGCCTATGACAAGAACGCGGATCTGATCCGGCAGTATCCTGGCATTCCGGGCATCGCCGACGGCACTGCAGACGCGGTGTCTGAACGGCTGATCAATCATGCCACGGACAACATCCTGCATCTGCATGACAGCGTGCCAGAGGACATCCGCCCGCGCTCCGGGCAGTGGTATGATGGTGCCAATGCCATCGCCAACCGCTGGGCCGATCAATACGGCATCACGTCCGAGCAGGCATCGGCGGCACTTGCCAGCCTGTCGCCGCAAAAGGACTGGTTCCAGAACGTCGACCTGACGCAGCGCATCCTCGATACGCGTAAGGGCGCTGGCAATATGTCGTTCACCCCCGAGATGCGCGACTGGATGCAGAACTTCATCGACACCCGCACCGTGGCTAAGACCCAGGACAGGCTGCAGGCCGCGTATGATGCCATCGGCGACAAGCCGTTCAGCCAGGTCACAGATCCTTACCAGCAGGCGCTGTGGACGCGGGCTTACGACCAGGCGCACAACCCGCGCGGCTATTCGCTGGTGACGCCGGAAGGCGATGTCGGCGGCCCGGTGCTGAATCAGGACGGCTCGGCGCGCAAGGTGGGCTGGGGTTCGATGGACGAGATCGCCAAGGCGCACGCGGTGCTGAACGACGGCAGCCTGTCCAACATCAGCCAGCAGATGGGTGAGAACCACAAGGTGCGGAACTTCTACAACAACATCGTCGCACCCAATGCGCCGAACGGTGACGTCACGGTCGATACCCACGCCATCGCGGCGGCCCACCTGCGACCGCTGGCTGGCACTGACACCGAGGTGTCGCATGGCCTTGGCGTGTCCGGCTCGGCGTCCAACGCCACCGGCAGTCAGGGCATGTATGGTCTCTATGCAGAAGCGTATCGACGTGCCGCCGAGGCGCGTGGTATACTGCCGCGGGAGATGCAGAGCATCACCTGGGAAGGCGTGCGCGGGCTGTTCTCGGATGTGCAGAAGCGAGATGCCAACTTCCGCCAGGCGATCGACGACATTTGGAACAGCCATCAGCAAGGACAGATCGATGCCCCAACAGCCAGACGGCTCGTCTTCGAACGTGCGGGAGGAATTAACCCGCCTGAGTGGCACCAGCCCAACGGTTAAATGGATGCTGGACAACGACATCCCGCTGACCCGCGAGGCTTACCTGGATCTGGCCTACGACCAGATGCCGGAGGAGTGGACGGCGGAGCACGAGCTCGGCGTTCCGGCGCCGTTCCGCAAAACGACGTCCTAGGCGCGACGGCAACCCAACAGGGGAACGGGACATGATCAGGCGTCTCTTGCTTGCGGCACTGGTGTTCGTGCCGGGCGTGCTGGCCGCGTCGCCCGCGGTCCTCCTCGCCACCAGCGTGTCCGGCGGCGTCGCGGTCAAAGCCGTGGTCGGCCCGGTCAAGGGCTGCTCCATCATTCCCGCCGGCACATCGCTGATCGTCGACCTGGTCGCCACCGCGCAAACCGCGGCGTCCGGCACCTCGATCTTGCAGCCTACCGGCTCGGTGACCGGCTTTCAGTGCGGGCCGCTCGACGCCGGTGTCGCCGTGTCGGTGAACTGCCTCGGCGGCGGCGCCTGCTCGTGGACCGGCTACCAGTACTGAGGCATCGGCGATGAAGCGCATCCTGCTCGCGTTGCTGTTCGCGGTGCTGCCGCTCGCGGGGTCGGCGCAGATCGCCACGCCGGGCGGGGGCGGTCCCTATGTTGTTGCCACCGCAGGTCCGGTGACGCTGACCGGCATCGTGGCCGAGACCGTGATGGCCTCGCTGCGCATCCCGGCGGGCTCGATGGGGCCGAACGGCGTGATCGATGTCACGGCGCTGTGGAGCACGACCAACAGCGCCAACAACAAGACGATCGCCACGCGCTGGCAACTGAACCCTGGGCTGGGGGGGTTTAACGCCGGGGCTGGGATCGTGCTCACCACGGTTGCGGCGGCGCAGACCAAGACCATCATCCGCAACAGCAACGCGACCAACGCGCAGGTTATCTATACGCCTGCTGCGATCACCCCGTTTGGCACTGGCACCGCGGCTGTGACACCGGCCTCCATCGATACGACCGCCGACACGTATATCAGTCTGACCGGCACCATAGCCGCGGCTGGCGAGACGCTGACGCTGAACCATGCGTACGCCGTGGTCTACAAGCAGTAACAGATCGGCCGTCCAGACCGGCCGGTAGGCGTCCCGCGCAGCACGGTGACCGCTGGGGATGGCGGCGCATCTGCGCGGGGCCACTCCCTCATCCGAGGACAACATGGCAGACAACACACAGCTGGACTCGTTCCTGGCCACAGGGACGCCCCCGGACGGCGCCCAGGCGCCGCCGCAGGAACCCGCACCCGAACCACCACCCAAGCCCGACACGCCGCCCAGCACGCCGGAAAAGCCCGCGCGTGAGGCCGCCGTTGCCGAGCCGGAGGAGGACGAGGAGATCGAGTTGCACTCCGGCAGCGACAGCCGGCTGGTGCCGCTCGCATCGCTCGAAAAGGTGCGCAACGACTGGAAGAGCAAGGCCGCCGCCGAGAAGGCCCGCGCCGACGAACTCAACCGCCAACTCGAGGCGATCCGCCGCCCGCCCGAGCAGCCACAGCCACAGCCGCAGTATCAGCCGGTCCCGCTTGATCCGGTCAACAACCCGCAGGGCTTCATCGCCCAGGTCCAGCGCGAGATGTTCAACGACCGCCTCAACACCTCCGAGCTCATGCTGCGCAAGGAAATCGGCGCCGAGGCGGTGTCCGCGCTGGTCGCCGACTTCAAAGCCGCGGCGGCGCAGAACCCGATGCTGGAACGGCAGTTGCAGCAGCAGGTGCATCCCTACGAGTGGGTGCGCCAGCAGGTCGAGATGATCCGGCTGCACCGCGACGTCGGCGACGATCCCGCCGCCTATCGCGCGCGCATCGAGGCTGAACTGCGAAACAAGTGGGAGGCCGAGGCACAGGGCCCGCGCGTCTCGCCCGCCGCAGGCCTGCCGCCCTCCCTCGCCAACGCGCGCAGCGTCGCGGGACGCGCCACCAGCAACTTCACCGGACCGCCCACCATGGACGCGATCCTGGCGGGGGCGGCGGGGCGACGCAACGGCGCCGCGAGATAGCCAACGGGCAAGAGTGGGCCTCCTGTCCGTTGGTTTGGGGGCCGGTGCGCCTGGCAGCGTGCCGGTCCCACCTATAGCTATTCGATGCGGGCGAATGTGCCGTGCAGGCGGCGGGCGGCTTCGGCGTAGGCCGCGTGGGCCTCTTCGGCAGTGTCGAAGTATCCGAGGTGATGCTGCTTACGCTGGTGCTTGATCTGGGCCAACCACCGACCTGCGCGCTTGTCCCAGTAAGCGCCCTTTAATCCAGACGTATTGTGCTTCGGAGTTCTCGCATTGCCATGGTTCTGGGTCGAAGTCGCGAGCCTGAGATTGCCGATACGGTTGTCGAGGCCATCGCCGTTGGCGTGGTCAAGGTCGCCAACAGGCCACTCGCCGAAGACGTGAAGCCAAGCGAGGCGATGCGCGCGGTAAAGGCGCCGATCAAGGCACAAAAGGACATAGCCAAGCCGCTTGCAGGGATGCCCAGCCTGCTTCCCGGCACACCGAACATTGGTGGCGGGATGCACGCCCTTGCGGTGTCGCCAGTAAAACTGCCCGGCGACGGGGTCATAATCCAACACCTCTCGCAGTTGCTTGGCAGATAGGCCGCTGTCTATGAAATGCTTAACCATGATCTGCTCCTTACAGCAGTGAGTGGCCAGGGGCTTGGTGTTGCAGCGAACAGCACCAAGCCCCGCTAACCTACCACATTCGCAGCCTGCCGCCGAGGTAATTTCGGGCGTTCCGCTGGCATCGAGCGCTATCGATGCATGCCGCCGCCGGGCTGCTAACCGGGCGTCTCCTGCCGCCGAGGTCAAGGGCGTTGCCGAAAACCTAATCCGCAATCGTCTCAACCTCAGCGACAGGAGAATGTTACGTGGCCGATATGAATGTGACTCCCGCCAGACAGGGCTTAACGCCCCTGCAGTGGGACTCGGATTTTTTCATGGAATACGTACGCAAGAATCAGTTCGCGCGCTACATGGGGACACAGATGTCCTCCATGATCCAGGTCCGCGAGGACCTGACGCGCAAGGCCGGCGATACTGTCGTCTTCCCGGCAGTGCGCCGCTTGGTCGGAGCCGGCGTCACTGGGAATACGATCCTCGAGGGCAATGAGGAAATCCTCAACGCTCGCAGCTTAAACCTCGTTGTCGGCGTGATCCGGCACGCGGTCGCGGTGAGCGACTGGGACGAGCAGAAATCCATCGTGGACCTGCGTGACGCGGCGCGCGAGGCGCTGCTGACGTGGGAACTCGAGAAGATGCGGAACGACATCATCTCCGCGTTCGGCTCGATCACCGCCGACGGCAACATCTCGGTGAGCTACGCCACCGCCACGGCGGCGCAGCGCAACGCCTGGATGGTGAACAACGCCGACCGCGTGCTGTTCGGGAATTCCAAGAGCAACGCGGTCTCCGGCGTGATGGCGACGGCGCAGTTGCTGATTACCACCGCCACCGGCACGGCGACCGCGGCCACACTGACCCTGGCCAAGCGCATCGCGCGCACCGCCAATCCGCGCATTCGGCCGATCACCGTCAATAACGACGAGGAATGGTTCGTCTGCTTCATGCCGAGCATGGTGTTCCGCGACCTGATGAAAGACCCGGTGATCACCAACGCGCTGCAATACGCCTGGAACCGCGGTTCCGATAACCCACTGTTCACCGCCGGCGATATCCTGTGGGACGGCATCATCGTCAAGGAAATCCCGGAACTGCCGGTGATCCCAGGTGGCGGCGGCGGCGGCATCGACATCGCCAACAACTACCTATGCGGCGCGCAGGCGCTCGGCGTGGCGTGGGCGCAGCGGATGAAATCAACGACCAACACACGCGATTATGGCTACATGCATGGGGTCGGCGTGCAGGAGATCCGCGGCATCGGCAAGCTGCGCTTCGGCACCGATCCCACCGTCGATACGACCAAGCCGGTGGATAATGGGATCGTCACGTTCCAGACCGCAGCAACTGCTGACGCATAAGCCACCGCACGCATAGTTCGGGCCGGAGCGGCGCTTCAACACCAATCCGGCCCTGGCCACGCATCGGAGGTGCTCGGTTGCATGGTTGCTGCGGATGCTACCTCAAACGGAGACCTAATCAATGTCGCACTCAGACACCAAGAACAACGCCGACACCAAGAACGCCGCCGACACCAAGAACGCCGCTCCCCCGCCGCCGCCCAAGGTCGACCCGAAGGCCGCCGCCGCCGCCCGCGAGGCACAGGCCGCCGGCTCGATCGGCGCGCAGGTGATCCTCGATTTCAACGGCGATGGCAGCCTCGGGGCACGCGGCGGCGCATCGGCGATCATGGGCGAGAACGTCGCCGCCCGCGACGCGCACCTGGTGGCGCTTGGCCTCGATCCGGTGGCACCGTCCGGGCCGCCGCCCTCGCTCGAGCAGCGCAAGGCGCAGGCCGCGGCCGCCGATGCCTACGCCAAGTCGGTAGAGTCCATGCACGCAACGCCGGGCTCCGGTGCCGCCTCGCGCGTCTCCAGCCTCGCCGCCGGCCTCATTACCGAGCCGGCCGACGTGCCGATCCAGCCGCCGCCAGAGGCACAGGCTGCGCGTAAGTGAGTGCGATTTCCGACCTCGGCGAGCGAGCGTTACGGCGGATCGGCGTCGCCATCGTCCCGGTCGCCGACCGCCCGCCGCTCAACGCCATGGTCAGCCCGGCCAGTGTCGCCACCGCGGCGCTGGTCGAGCTGGGCGTCATCGCCGCCGACGAGACGCCCACCGCGTCGGATCAGGCGCTGGCGCTGGCCAAGGTGGCCGCAGTGCAGGACAGCCTCACCGCCCGGGCGCTGACCTGGTGGGACAACACCGGCATCCCGTCCGCGGTCGCCGAGGAATACACCAAGATGGCGGCAACCCTGGCGGCGACCTCGTTCGGCAAGGCCGGTGACATCCAGATCTATGCCGCGCTTGAGGCACGGGTGCGACAGGTGGCGCTGGTGCTGTCGGCGCCCGACCTCGCCACCGCCGCCGTGCAGGGGGTGCATGACAACCTGGCGGCGCGCGGCCGGGTGCGCTGGACCGTGTTCGACATTCCGCCCGCGGCGGTCGATCCGTACATCACGCTGGCGGCGGCGGATCTGGCACCGAGCTTCGATGTGCAATTCGATCCCAATCAGGCGGCCGCCGCGGAGCGCGCCTTAGCGCAGATCATCGCGCTGCCGACCAGCGGCGAACGGGTGCAGGCGGAGTACTTCTAGGATGAATCTGCACTATGCCGGCTATCCGGCGCCGGTCGAGGTGCCGGTGGTGGGGCCGCAAGGCCCGCCTGGGCCAGCGGGACCAGCCGGGCCGCCTGGGCCGCAGGGTACGCCCGGAACGCCTGGAGGGCCGCAAGGACCAGCCGGGCCGCCCGGTCCTGCCAGCAATGCCAGTAACGTCGGGCGCAACTACCTGCACAACCCGCTGTTCAACATCGCACAGCGTGGCGCCGGGCCGTTCGCCGCGACCGGATACACGCTCGATCGCTGGTTCGCCGTGGTCAGCCTCGACACCGTGAGCATCACGCAGACGCCATTTGCCGATCCTGGCCGGGTCGCGATCGGCGACGAGGAAGCCGCGTTCGCGCTGGCCAATACGTTCACCGGCAACGCCGGTGCCGGCGCCAGCAACGCGCTCGTGCAGCGGATCGAGAATGTGCGGCGGCTGGCCGGCGATACCGTGACGTTCTCGTTCTGGGCGATCAGTCCCGGCGCGCTGAAGCTCGGCGTCCAGCTGGTGCAGAACTTCGGTACCGGCGGCTCGCCGAGTGCCGCCGTGACCGCGCTCGCGACCGGCGTCCAGGTGCCGCTGACGACCGCGTGGGCGCGCTATGCGGTGACCATCGCGGTGCCGTCGGTCGCCGGCAAGGTGCTGGGCACCAACGGCGACCATTTCACCTCGATCCAGATTTACTTCTCGTCCGGCGCCACCTCCAACGCCATCGCCGGCAACATCGGCGTGCAGTCCGGCACGGTGACGCTGTGGGGCATGCAGCTGGAGAGCGGCAGCAGTGCCACGCCGCTGGAAAAGCCAGACCCGGCGCAGGACTTCGCAAAATGCAGCCGGTTCTACGCCGTCGGCAATATCCGCGTGCTGGGCTACAACGGCGGCGGCTCCATCGTGCTCGCCCAGCAGCAGTCGTTCCCGGTG